GATCTGCAAGGATCCGAACGTCCGTATCATCATCGTGTCCAAGACCGGTGACATGGCCATCCGATTCCTCCGGGCCATCAAGGACAGGTTGACCAGTGACAACCCGGCCTATCACAAGCTCCAGGCGGACTTCGCCCCAGAGGGCGGTTTCAATGCTGGAAGCGCCGCCTGGAAAGCAAACGAGATTTACGTTAGCTCAGGCACTCGCGATTCAGGAGAGCCAAGTCCGACTGTACGAGCGTTGGGCATCCGAGGACAGGTCTACGGATCCCGAGCAGACCTGATCATCATGGACGACTGCGTGGACATGGGAAATGCCCACGAGTACGAGAAGCAGATCGACTGGATCCAGAACGAGATCATGTCTCGTCTTGCTGTTCCAGGCGGAAAGCTCCTGCTGGTGGGAACTCGGCTCCAGCCGGTAGATCTCTACTCGGAGATCCAGAAGCCTGACTACTACGCTGACGACGAAGACTCCCCCTGGACGTACCTGACTCAGCCGGCCGTCCTCGAGACGGCCGACAGCCCTGAGGATTGGGTGACGCTGTGGCCCAAGACGAACCGCCCGCCCGTTTCCCTTGCGGCCCGGAAGCTTGTGCAAGCCGACGATGCTGGACTCTTCCCTATGTGGGATGGCCCTGCACTGAATCGCAAAAGATCCAAGATGTCACCCAGGAACTGGGCGATGGTCTACCAGCAGCAGCAGGTGGTGGACGATGCGATCTTTCCTGTGGAGAAGGTTGTCGGCTGCATTGACGGAATGCGCCGTCCTGGTCCTCTCGTTGGTGGTGCTCCTGGTCATCGCCAGCATGGGATGGAAGGACTCTTTGTCGTCGGCGGTTTCGACCCGGCGATGACGGGCAACTCCGCTGCGGTGATCCTGGGAATCGAACGCCACTCAGGCGTTCGTTGGCTCCTGGAAGCCTGGACCAAGGGACACTGCAAGCCGGACGACATCTTTGACAAGATCAAGGAACTCACGGTCAAGTACCGGGTTCAGGAATGGCGCATCGAGAAGAACGCCATGAACCTCATGGTCACCCAGAACCGTGACATCCGCACCTTCCTTGCCAACCGTGGCTGTCTCCTCAAGGAGCACTTCACCGGCAAGAACAAGTGGGACGCCGACTTCGGCGTCGCCTCCATGAGCATGCTCTTCGATGGGCACGAGAGCGGCAAGAACCTCATTAGGCTGCCGTCCCGTTCAAACTCGGAAAGTACCAAGGCCCTCGTTGAGCAGTTGACCACCTGGTTCCCGGAGACCAAGGGCAAGACGGACTTGGTCATGGCCCTGTGGTTCGCGGAGATCCGCGCCCGGGAAATCACGGATGAGGTGGACAACACCTTTGTGATCCCGAACCAGTTCCGCTCTGCCCGGGACAATGAGAAGTCCGTGACCATCGACCTGGACTACGCCAGTGCGACCCAGTACCAGAACGGCGGGTTCGACTGGTGATCGAGTTCCTGCACCGATGGTTATTCGTGGACTTCTGGGTTCCGGTCTGGCCGAACCTGGCGGCGGCAGCGCTTTGTGCGCTGCACATCACCAACTCGAACAAGAAGCACAGCGCACGCCCTACCCGGCGCATTCTCGGGTGGCATGTCTATCTGGGAAGCAAGGAAGGCGCGGATGATGAAGACGGGTGACCGGATAGTCCTGAAGATGGCGGCGATGCTGTCTTCCCCGAAGTTCTCGGTCGCCCTCGCCGGCGTCCTGGCTACGAACTTCCTGTGGAACGCGCTGGCCCCGGTGGGCCTGCGCTATGACCCCCAGCCGTACTTCTACGCCAACCTGGCAATGTCTGCCATGGCCACCTTCACCGCCCCCATCCTGCTGATGGTGGCGAACAAGCAGGCCGAGCTGGACCGGCAGAACGCGGCCATCACCCAGCACGACAGTGCTGAGGATCTGGCACTCGACACGAAGGCGCTCGCTCTCCTGAAGCAGATAGCGCAGAAGATGGAGATCGAAGCATGAGCCTGATGGGAATCGACATCGCCTGGGATAAGCCCAGTGTCGCTGAGATCCAGGCAACCGGTGCGCACTTCGTCGCCCGGTACTTCAGTCACGATCCGACGAAGGATCTCACTTCCGGTGAGGTCACTGCCTATGAGGCCGCTGGCCTCGGCATCGTCACGGTGTTCGAGTCCACTGCCGGCCGGGCCCTTCAGGGATTCCAGGCTGGATCCGAGGACGCGCACAGTGCCGTGGATGAGCGGCAGGCTGTCGGCCTGCCCGCCTCCGCTCCGATCTACTGGGCGGTGGACACCGACACCACCTATGCCGCCGTGAAGGCTTACGCGGACGGCTGGGCCTCTGTGATCCCCAAGGGCCAGTCCGGTCCCTACGGTGGCTTTGCCGTGGTGGACGCCGCCCGCAAGGACGGCTGGGCTTACGGCTGGCAGACCGTCGCTTGGTCCAATGGCCAGTGGTCGCCTCTCGCGACCATCAAGCAGACTGGCGGCACCGTTCTCAGCGGTGGCGCTGATATTGATTATGCCGAGGTCCCCGACTTCGGTCAGTACCCCCGACCGGAGGAAATCGTGACCCCGCAGGACAAGGCAGACATCATCAACGGTGTTCTCAAGGGCATCCCGGCAGTCATCGAGTCTCAGCCCGTGCGTGACGCGCTCGCTGGCGCGGAACTCTGGTGGCTCGACCACGTTCTCAACGGCACGACCACGCCTGGCATGGACGCCGCGCAGGTCGCCCTGATTGACGACATGCACAAGGCGCTCGTCGCCCTGAACTCCATCTCCAAGCCCGCCCCTGCCCCGGCTGCGGTCTCTCCCGCCCTGTGAGGTAGTCGATGGCTCTCTCGGTCACGCAAGTCACGCAAAAGGTCACAAAGATCAGAGATGCGGCTCGCGCGCGCGATCAGAGGCAAAAAGACGTCAGAGACATCCGCAGCAATGATGTTGACACCGTCATGCCGTCGCTCCTCCCGGACAAGTTCCCGAAGCCTATCGTGGCCAACCTGGTCAATACGGTCGCCAAGGACTACTCCGAACTGATGGGCACGATGCCCAGCATCAACTGCACCTCTGGGGTCATCACCTCGCAGGCCGCGAAGAAGTTCAGCGCCAAGCGCACGAAGATCGCCCACTACTGGGCGATCGACTCCAAGCTGTACGCGGGCAAGCAGGTCGAGTTCTGCGACCACTACCTGACGTACGGCATGGGCATCTACTGTGTCGAGCCGGACTTCGAGACGGGTCACCCGGTCATCCGGGTAGAGAATCCGATCGGCTGCTATCCCGAATGGGATCTGTTCGGCCGGCTGATCTCGTTCACGAAGTCCTGGCACGAAGAGGCCATCCACCTGGTGGCCAAGTATCCGCAACTCCAGCGGCTTCTCCAGGGCAACAACAGCAACAAGGCCGACATGTCCTGGGCTGAGCGTGAGATCGAGGTCATCAAGTACATCGACCGGGACCAGTACCTCATGTACCTCCCGGAACTGGGCGAGACCGTCATCGGGCAGACAGACAACCCGATGGGCGAGGTCATGATCTCGATTGCCAAGCAGCCTGGCTATGACAACGAGATTCGCGGCATGTTCGATGACGCGATCTGGCCGCAGCTCGCCAAGGGGCAGATGGCATTGCTCGCCCTTGAGGGCGTGCACAAGTCGGTGCGTGCCACCATGGCCATCCCCCGGGATGTGCAGAAGCTCACCATTGGTGACGACTCGGTCGTCCGTACCGACAACCCGGACAAGATCCGGTACATCGCTCCGGACTATCCGCAGTACGCCATGCAGGAAAGCCAGTCGCTCGAGCAGGAGCTGATGAAGAGCACTCGTTACAACGAGGCTCGCTCTGGCGCTATCGACGCCAGTATCATCACCGGCAAGGGCGTGCAGGCCCTGATGGGCTCGTTCAACACCGTGGTCACCACGGGCCAGGCCGTTGTGGGCGAGGCACTTCGCGTCGCCCTTGAGATGGCCTTCAAGATGGACGAGAAGATCTGGCCGAACACCCAAAAGGTCATTCGGGGGATGGTCAATGGCACAGCCTTCGAAGAGACCTATACCCCATCCAAGGACATCAAGGGTGTCTACACCGTCGATGTCACCTACGGGTTCGCGGCAGGG